GTAGTGCCAATAATAGCAAACAAAGCCGCGTAAGTAGCTCTTGAAACAGCACTTCCTTGACAAAGCAAATAGCCTGTAGGGGCTGAAGCTGTAGGCCACATATTAATAGTGCCTGTTACTACTGAATTAATAGCATCAACATAGTTTTTAGTAGCAGCGTCTTGGGCAGAAACAGGGTCAGTAACATTATTAATTAAATGACCTGTCATATTAATAGCACCAGTAATAGGTGTTTGACCATCTGCTGATACTGATTGAGTTAAAGCATCGGCAATATTGCTTAAAGTAGCATTAGCCCAACTAGAAGTGATAGTTGTACCGGTGACAACTGGATTGCCACTAGGTAAAGTATATGTACCGCTACCGTTTCTACTCATTTGTTGCTCCTTGAATTCCTGTTTGCAGGGTTCTTATTCCTAATAATTTAGCTAAATTTGCTGCATCAGGTGACATTTTAGCGTTTTGAATTAATCTATTTTGCATAGGTTCAGACAAAGCTGCCGCTCTTAATGCAGGCCTTGCTGCTACTCCAGCCAATGCTGCAGGACTTGTTAATAATGAAGCTAAACCACCTGCAAACATATCAACTGGGCTAATTTGTGGCAAGCTACCCATTTTTTCTGTAACTTGTGCTGCTTTAGGAAATTGCCCAGCAAATTGAGCAACAGTTTTGAGTTCATCAGATAATGGTTTGCCACGCTTTAATTGTGCAGCCAATTGTCTAGCATCTACTGTTCCAGAAGCAGGATTTAGTGCTTTTTCTACAGAATAAGATTTAGCAATTAATTGTCTTGCATCACGAAAATCTTTAAGTAAATCAGTAGCTTTTGTAGTTTCTAAATGCTTTTCAATAGTATCTTCAAGCAAATTAGAAGCATCTTTAGCAGCCTTTCCTAATGTTTTATCTCCAGAAGAAAATGCTTTATCTGCTGTATTTCTTAAATCTTCAATTTTTGCAATAGCAGCAGAAGAATCAAATGATTTAGATTTTAATGAATCTATTAAACCAATAATTGGGCTTTCAGGCGCATTTGGAAATCCTTCTTGTGCTTTCATTGCTTTGCCAGCAATTTTATTAAGTGATTCTGTATATTCTTTATTTGGGGTAATAGTGCCAATATTTTCTAATTTGGCATAAGCCTGTCCAGCAGTTTGACGCAAATCCTTCAATACTTCAGGCAATATTACATCGCCCTCTGGCAATCCTAATGATTGAGCCACTAATTTATGAGTTACTTCTTGGTTTTTAGCAGAAGCATTTTGTGCTGTTGTAGCTTTACCAGCCACACCTTCCATAAGGCGATTTACAATGTCGCCCCTAGCTTGTGTAGGGGGAATTACATAACCAGCTTCTCTAGCTTTTTCAATAGCTCCAGCCATTTGAGCAGGCTGTTCTGGCCCACGCAATACACCAGCTAATTTTTGTAATGGGGTTAATGCAGCACCTAAACCAGCACCAATAGCGCCTTGTTTAGATTGTTCTTTATATAATTCTGTGCCAGTTTTACCAGTTTCTTCAGGTGTTAAAGCGCCAGAAACTGCACCCAATGCAGTATTTTGTACCAATGGGGCTGCTTTTGCAAAGGAAGGTATTTGACCAATAGCACCAGCACCTGTAATTGCAGGGGCAACCATTCCAGCAACTCTTCCAGTGCCATAAGAAATAGGATTGGCTTCTTTGTAAGCATTAGCTTGATTGCCTAAACTTTGAGCTAATTGACTTGTTCCTAAATTTCCACCTGTAGCTAATTGTGCTGCTGAAACAGGTACATCTAATAATGACTTTGTAGCACCAGCTAAAGCTGATTCTAATGGGCGTGGCTCATTTTGCACATTAGTTCTATCCATAATGCGTGGCTTACCCATAGCAGCACCACCGCCTGTAGAAGCCCATACGGGGTTTTCTTGCACCAATGGCTTACCTTCTGGCGAAGAAACTTCTACAGAACCTTTAGATTCTGTACCTTTAGATTCTTGGTATGCTTGAGCAACAATGTTAAATTTTTCAGTACCTTTTAAAGCCTGATTATCTACAATCCATTGTGCGTATTCATCAGCAGTAGCCATTATTTACCTTGCAAAATTTGGTCAGCCAAAGAGCGTACATTTTGTGTTTGTGCAGGAGCTTGTTGTCTTTGAGGCATCATTCCTACATTGTAATAAGGAATAAGCTGTTTAGTTTCAGGATTTTGTGCCATTGCTTGCAACTGTCCTTGGTGCTGATTATAAGTGTATTCACCAGCCCTTTTAGCTGCGCCAGCAAGCTGCTTAAGTTCGCCAGGGGTAAGACTAATATCGCCAGATTTAGCTCTTTCAGCCAATTTTCCTTCAGATTCAGTAATAGCGCCTTGACCACGCATTTCTTGACGGCCTTGCAATGTAATTTCAGCAAGACCTTGAATTGCAGCACGAGTATTATTAATTTTTTCTTGTGCGCCATTTCCACCAGCGCCTAATGTAGCACCTAATTGAGCGATGCTTAAACGCTGATTAGCTAATGGGCCAGTAAACATTTTATTAGAATCTAATGCGCCAATAACTTGATTTGCAGCATCAATTTCTTTAATTGCACCAATAGTCTTTTCTTTAGACTCTTTCATCATTGGGCCAACTTGAGCAGCCAATCCCTTATCCATAGAAACGCTTACGCTTGGTGCGCCAGCACGCTTTAAACCAGTTTCGTAATCAAGGAATGAACCTAAAAAACCTTGTGATTTAGCTAATTCATATCCACGAATAGCCTCAGTTTTCTTTTCTCCACCAACAGCCAAATCAATAGGCGCTCCACCACTAATATTAGGCATTACTAACCTTGCGCCTTCTGCAAGATTTTGTGGTTTCATTAATGCTTCTGCCATAGGTTGTAAATATTGATTTTTAGCAGCAAATTGCATAGCTTCACCACGAGTAGCAGGGTTAGATATTAATTCTTGGAATTTACTAAATGCTTCACCTTTTTGTTGGCGCAAAGTAGTAGCCAACTGCTGTTGTTGTACATCAGCATTTTCTAAACCTTTATTACCAGCATAAGCATTGAATAACTGATTAGCAAATTGTAAAGGGCTAGATTTTACATAATGTCCATCAACCATTTGCCCTTGTGGAGATTGTTGGGCATTTTGCAACAACATTTGCGATAAAGCACGATTGCGGTTTAATCCTGTTAATTCTTCAGAATCAGGTTGTAATAAAGATTGGTATGTTAAATCAGCCATTTAAGACTCCATAATTAACTGCCATATAACCATTAAGCATTGTCATAACTGCTTTTGGAATGACTTTTTCAACATCTTGTGCCATTACGCCTCTAAATCTTCCATGACCAGCTAATTCATGGTCTTTAAATTCAGGCTTGTAATCGTAGTCATATACTGGTAAACCATTAGGTAAATAACCGACTAATTCAATGTTTTCTTTTGTGCGAATATCAGACATAGCGGCAAGACCACCTAATGAGCTTATTGCTGTTCCAGCTTCTCCTGCTGTTGCTGTTCCTGCGCCAGCACCAAATAAACCGCCAAAAGTACCAGTAGGTGACATTAAACCAGCAGCGCCTAATCCAAATAATCCGCTATTAGCGTTTTGTTGTTGTGCTAGTTGTGCGTTGTAGTTGGCTAATTGTGCGTTATATGTATTTTGTGCGGCTGCGTTGTAATTTGCGCCAGCAGGAGTATTAGCAAAATTAGGAGTTGATAAAGACTTAACAGCATTAGCTTGGTTATAAGGCGTTGTAGAGTTAATACCATAAGTATTAGCTTGTTGACCATAAGCCTGTTGATTAGCTTGTAAACCAGTATTCATACCACCAACTACTGCACTTGTTAACTGGTCATTTTGACCTTGTTGAAATGTACGCATTGCATTGTCATAGGCTTGAGTGCCAGGGACAATACCTTGATTTGCAAGACTAGAAGTGTTTAATTCTGCTGCTTGTGCTTGCTGTGGGGCAAGTCTTTGCATAATAGCGTCTGAATAAGTCTGACCAGGGTTTATACCGGTAGATGGTAATCCTTGCGCTTGAAATGGGCTATATTGCTGATTAGATACAGTATTTTGAGTATTGGTAATAGCATTTTGCAAACCAGGGGCTGCGGTTTGATTTTGAGTCCAAGTAGGATTTCCGTATTGGTCTGTACCAGTTTGCTGATAATTTAGACTGCCATACGGATTGTTTTGGTTGTACATACTACTCTGTTGAGTAGCAGCAGCAGCCTGATTATAATTTGGCACAGCAGGTGCGCTAGAAGATGAATCCCCACCGCCCATTATTGAACTAACTATTCCACCCATTACCTTCTCCTTGTTGTAACCATTTACATTGATTACGCTTCATTGCGACTACAATAAGGTCACCATTAGGGTGTCCATACGGTATGTCTGCTACCAACTCAAAGCCAAGTTTTCGGCACAAATTCAAGGACTTAACATTGCCCTTACATATAGGTGCGATTATAACCTTAACTTTAAGTTTGTTAAAGGGGTAATCAAATATTGCAAATAGTAAATCTTTGTTTAACCAATACACATCCGTAGAAGCTACATGGATTTGGCAAGAATGAGGTAAAAAGCTGTTATATCCAACAACGGCTATTAATTCACCATATTTTTCTTGCCCTATACACGCAGTATTTTGCGGATATTCAAACTTTTCCTGCTTAGACAGCCAACTTCTTAATTCTTCTTGGTTTTCTGTAGTTACTCTACGCATTACAGAATACCTCCGGCCTCCATTACATAATCCGTACTAGCCCAATGTAATTCAATATTTCGTGATGCAACATTAAGATTAATAGAGCCACTAAAGCCTAATCCTGTAACACCTTGCCAAATTTTAGTAGTAATAAGACCACCACCCCATGCGACATTATCCCAAGTGCCTTTATCCCAAATAGCACCTGTCAAAATGCTAGGGTTAAATGAAACAGCACCTAATTGGCTTTGAGTATCAAAATCTACGCTTAAACCGCATAAAACGGCTGGTACGCCACCTGTAGATTGAAGGATAGGTCTTACCATAGTAAAGCGTTTATTCTGCCCTGGTGAGTCAAAATAGCTATAGGCTTGTTGTACTGTACCGGTAATGTTATTGCCGTTATCGCTTAAATCACTAAACAAAGTGCCAACAATACCATCGCTTCCAAAGTGCATATCGTCATCGCCTGATACTTCCCAACAATAACCTTGAATACCTGTAAATCTTGCCCATGCCTTAGTAATCGTGTGCATGACATACTGCTCCATTCCATCATTAGTAGGAATAGACAATATCAGCATATTTTCACTAGCAAAATAGTTAATTTGCCATCCAAAGTTAGCAAAATATTGAGTACACGCTTGACTAATAGGGTAATAAATCTTGTCTGTAAGGTTAACACGAGGGTCTAATCGACTAGATTGCAATGCAGAAGCAAGCGGGACTAATCCGTCTTGAGTCAGTAAAAGAAGGTCACCTGACCATTTAAAAAAGCATCTGCGAGTAAATGTTTGACCTAATTGCCATACACCTTTTAAAGCCCAAGTAGTAGCAGAAGTAGGGTCTGTGCCGTTATAGACAATCACCTCACCCATACTGGTTACAAAGACTGCGTAGTCATCAGCCCCTTGTCCAGCGTCTAATGTCCAAGTACCCATTGCTTGTAAATAGCCAGCATTGCGGGCAATTCCACCAAAATAAAGAGGATTAGCTACCCCACCAATAGAATTAACATCTAAATACCAGCAAGTAAGCGTGTCTTTTTGCGTAAAATATAGGCGATTTTTAAATAAATTTACATTGACAAAAGTTGATGAATCTACACCAGTTATACCGATAGTGGTATAAACACCCACTACAGAAGCATTGGCAGCAGGAGTAGTCAGCATTTGATAAGTAAATGTACTAGCACCCGTCTTGGTAATAACAAAAGTACCGTTATAGTCACTTGCTGTAGCACCACTAATGGTTACTCTATTATTAGTAATTAATCCATGAGGCGTTGCTGTTGTTAAAGTAGCTACAGAGCCTACATGGGTAATGCTTGAAATAGTCTGTGCTGTAGTCGTTGTGGCAACTGTAAACCATTGCGTACCGTCATATATCACAACAGGGTCAACGCCATTACAAGCTACTAAAAAATGTCCTGCGGTATTAGTTAAATTAACGCTTTGTAGTTTATCGCTAGTTATTCCAGTAAAAGCAACAGTAGCAGGATTAGGTTTTGCATCATAAATCTTTGTGCCACAAGCGGCAAACAAGTTATAACCTATATTTTTATCATAATTCATCAATGTATTAATAGGGGAAGTAAGCCCTATTGCATATACACCGATAACTGTAGCATTAGTAGTTGGGTTAGAAACAAGTTGATAAGTAAATGTTGTAGTGCCTGTAACGGTAATCTTATAAACACCATTATAAGTAGTAGGAGTACAGCCTGTAATTGAAACTTGACCGCCAGTTAATCCATGTGCAGAAGAAGTCGTTACAGTTGCTAATAGCGTAATAGCTGAATAAGTAATGCTAGAAATTGTCTTTACGCCAGTTGTAGTTGTTAATAATGATACTTGAGTAAAGCCTTTACGCAACATTACATCAGTAGGCGTAGGATACCAATTAATCATTTGTACAGCGTCAGTAACTGCCATATTCGCAAGCGAATCTCTACCATTCCAACCACCGATGGGTGCAGGTACAGAAGCAGTTTTAGCCGAGAATTTCTTAGCTTGAGATAACAGCATTATGAGCCGTATCCGGTATCGGGCAAATTTGCATACCCTATAAGGACTTTACTTGGATAAGGCGCAAAACTAAGGTTAGCAGCGCCTTTATCATTTGCTTTAGCAAC